GCCCTTAGTGCCTAACCCGTCTGTGAATGTCTTATTCATAATTAAGTAAAAGTAAATTTAAGGACAAATAGAGGTCCATCGTTTGCTAGTCCTGCGGAATCACCAAGACCATTAAATAATCCGCTAAAGATTGAAATATCCTCGTGACTTAGCAAATTATCCCAAAAAGTAACCTTAGATACTAATTTATATTGCCTGTTGTTATTTAGGTGATCCCAAGAATAGGGGGGCATTAATCCAGAAGCTAACATTCCCTTTAAATCTAAACACCACACCCCTATGTGCGAGATACCTCCAAAAGCAGCCAAGGCTGCTGCATCACCTAGTTGAGGTACCACTGCTAGTAAGGATTCCCCACAGGACACAGCTAGCCCTAGCTGACCACTAAACACACAAGGACCCCCAGATAATGCCCCTCCTTGAATGGGGGTTAAGGAGCTTAAACCGCCATCTATACCGGAGGCTTCATTAATCTTCACGAAACCATTCGAATCAACTAATCCAAACTCATTGTATACCCCGCTTAGGGTTCCAGAAGTTACCAATCCTCCAGCCTCATCAACTAAGTAAAGTCTAGCTCCGCTATTCCCTGAGGGGGGGAACCCTCCTACAACATTCCACGTCGCGCTTAAATTTTGGGATGCTGCTGCATTAGGGTAGTGTCCTACATCAGGTAGTTCGCTAGCATACTCCAATGCTGATGCGTTTGTAGTAAGGGTAGACTCTAATTCAAGCCTTACGTCATTAGGGGACGGATACCTAGGAACTGAATTGTAAGTGGAGGAAAACTCGTAGTAAGTGGACGAGAAGAAATAGGAGCTTGGACTTGCAGTATTATACCTTTTTACTATTAGGTTACCATCATTAAACCCACTTACTGGGTTTCCATCTGCGGGATCGTACTGAGTCGAGCTTACGATATGCCCATGAAAGTTAAATCCTTGTGCGTCCTTACCGTAGGTAATAGCATTGAAAGTGTAATTAGACGTATCCAATATCGCGCTAGCAGAAGGTAGATCTGCCAGTGCAGGGTTAGTAGTTAGTAAGTCAGTTAAGACCTCTCCAAATCCTTGAGTAAACATTATACGTCTATATTAATCTGATTAATTACTTGTGCAGCACTCTTTACTACATTAAGCCAATCGGTCTTATACCTATAGTCTAATCGGGAGCCTCCGCTTACACTCATTATAGCCGAAGTCTCAAAGGCATCCCTACTAGCTAGACCTTCAGCAGAGTTTTTGCCTGCTATATTATTGAAGAATCTAAATATTTGTCTTAGCCTATCTTTAGTTAAGGGATGCCTATACTCTGCACAATTACCTACAACCTCAGGCATTATGCATTGAGGGTCCTTATACTTTCCATTAACAAAGATTTCTGACATCTTCTTTAAAGTAAGGTCTTGAAGTTTTACAGTATCCAAAAGCATGAAGTTTTCTACCGCCCCATTAGGAATCATAAATACTTCGACTACGTATTGCTGATCCTTTCGGTGAAGTTGTTTGAATGCTTTCTGGTAATCGTGGGGGAGTAACAAGCTCCTGTTACTTGTATTAAATTTAACCGAAAGCTCCTCAAAGTCTGTCTCTCTCAATCTAGACACAGGAGTAACACAAGGGCTATAGGAGTATCCATAAGGAGCACTGTCTATGCATTCAAGGCTTGAAGGAATAAAGACAGGATTTATTTCCTTACTTCTCAAAGGTAAGATGGTTACGTGCGAGTAGTTAGAAATAACGTCCTGCCTTCCTATAAGCTGGTCGTGCTGTTCCCACTTTTCATTATCTGTGTAAGACCACATCTTACCCCCCTCAGGTTTAGTATGAATCCACAGTCCTACAGATCTACCTCCAAAGTTATTCCCTCCTACCGTCACCAAAGTTTTTACTTTCAACTCCTGCTCATGATCAGGAACTAAGAAATTTGTAGCTATAGGATGGTCTGAAGGAGCCTCATACTTGGACATATCAAACCTCACTCTCGGCAATCCACCGATTGTCGATCTAGATATAATAAAAGTATTATCGAACATGTAAGGGTCATCGGAAGCTTTCTTATACTTACTATCAATCTTAAACACTGAGAACATGTTTCCAACTTCGGAACCTGAAGTATGGATAAGTTCTACCGCAGTGACTGCTCCCGACACCACTCTTTCAAAAGTGTCCAAATACATGTCTGTAGCATCTGAAGCTACGTAAGACAATACCCCACTAAACAAATTACTTACAGGATTAAAGTAAGTTATAGCATCAATAGAGGATGCAAGGAAACTACTGTCACGCAACACATCCTCCAGATCGTGATTGTATAGTATAGGGCCGTAAGTATGAGAGAATAAGTTAGCCCCGTCAAGGTATTGCAGACGCTCATTCATCTGATGGCGTTCAAAGGTAGAATTGTAGATAGTGTATAGTTTATGTAAGTCCTTACCAAACGAGAAGTTATAGTAATCCTCTGTAGTGTTAGGGAACCAACCACTAGCTTCTGTTGCAGAGTTTGCGTAAGACTGGTAGGCATTACTAACAGACTCCACATATAGACTTACAGGGCCATAGGAAGCCGAAGCATCCATAACCTTAGTGTGCTCCCTAATATCATGCATAGCGGCATAAATATCAGGCAATTGTCCTCTATCATTCCTAGGGGCACCTGAAGCCTGCCCACGGAAAGGCATAGTATTACTAACATCATACTCATAGTAACTATTACCGGAATCTAAGGTTTCACACCTACCCCAGATAGCAGGTAGGTTTACGTGATCCGTGACAGGAGCATAGAGGCAACTACTAGGGATTAAGCCAAGAGGAATACCACTTAAAGTCAATCCAGATGCCATCGCAAACGTAGAGGGCATGTTAAATCCGGTACGATCATAATACCCGTTGAAAGGCATTACCTTCTCATAGGATCTTCTTCGTAAGGACTTTCTAGGAATGTTCGGAGCGAGGGTGGCGGCTACGATCTCAGGAGATACCAAAGTCTGAGTTGCTCCCCTTCCTAAAGTAGTCCCGCCAGGATTAATACCACGCTTGTAGCTGTTAAGGTTTAATCCTGACAAGAAATAATTGTTGGTGGGTGCTGCGTCTATCTCCGTCTTGTCGAGAACAATCAAAGGTAACGCTGATACGGAAAGGGGTAAAGTATCTACTGAGGACATCTCCAGGCTTACAATAGGAATTGAATGGGCAGGAGCCATAGCTTTAGTAATTTGGGATGCTAGCATAAAGGCATCCCCACTATCAGCTTGATTAAGGTCTATACCTTTCTTATCAAAGTCAAAAGATGCCGCATCAAATAAAACTTTAAAGTGAGAGGACTTTCCTGACCACAAAGAAACATATTCAAACTTTTCACTGTTTAAATTCTGTACAAGCCTTTCAATATTTGGTGGCTCATTGTATCCTGAAGTGAAGAATAAAAAGCTTGCGGCTCTAGGTTCGTCATCTACAGTTATAACGTTATCATTAAGATACCCACTTACGTCAAGGGCGAACTGTTCCCTTACTCCAAAGCAAGCTAGTCTGTCCGCTATGAAGTCAACTACTTCTTTTGTTACTTCAAAATTTGCATAGTAAGGATATTCCTCAAACGGAGGAATCGGATAGGTTCTACCTCTGTAATAGAACCCTTTTTCCTCATTAGGAAAAGGTTGGAACCCAGGGGTACCCTTAAATTTAGTATAGACTTCGTAAAGGATTCTGTCTGTAGCAAGTTTTAAATTCTCATCCATACTAGAGGTAGAATACCCAGACACATTCATCTGGTTAGCTAAGGTTTGATCCCAAGAAGAAAAGTATTTGAAGTATTCAGACTCGGTTGCTAAGGCGTAGTAGATTAAGAATGGAACGTAAGACTCATACACTTCCGTAACTTGAGATTGTAGATCGAAGATTTCCTTAGGAAAAACAGAGTTCATCGCAAACTGCAAAGACTTCTTTGTTCCTACCGATTTATAAATACTAACCGCATTCCTAAGCTGAAGTCTCCACCTAGAAGGGTCACTACCGAACAAGTCCCACCCAATCAATTCTGCCACTAAAGGCAGGAACTCGTCAGGGCACTCATCGATGTCGTAGATAGTAGATAGTAGCTCACTTTGGTTATCTATATCAAAAGCTAAGAAGGATAAAGCCCTTAAGAATTTTGTAAAAGGACCATTTGATATTTCATTTTTAGTCTTTATAGAAGAGTCTATAAAAGTTTCAAATCTATCCCTTACAGTAAAATCAGACTTGTCAGAATGTAGGGGGGAATAAATAACATCTACCCAGGTCTTTAGGTTATCTAGTTGCTGGGTTCCGCTAACATAAGTCCCTGCGCCGCTTGCAAAAGTAGCGGCTGGGTAGGACCCCGTTTTCTTATTTTTCCAAACATGCTCCATCAAACCTTTTATACCGTCATTAGTGAGGATAGGATTTCCGAAGTAAAGTTTATTTGCTATCTGCTCCACAACATACTCAGAAGGATTAAAGTAAGTTCCTGATGTATTAAGGAGATACATCCAAGACAAGTTCTCAATCAGATAGTTATGGGTCGCAGAAGGAGCATCTCCTTCATTAAATACGGCTGTAGGGTTATTGAGGGTTATTGAAGGTAACAGCGTTCCTGAAACATACTCTACGAACGCTGCACTCGTCTTGTAATCTATTATTGATTTATTTAAAGGAGAAAGAATTTTATTTTGGAAACTTTGAGTGGTGATATTAGTAAGACCATTCTGCTTAATAAAATAAGGGGCAATACCTTCAATCGAGGATATTGAACTATATAAGGTGTCCTCTACTCCACTAACAAGTATCACTGATGAAAGATTATTAGCGATATCAAGGTGTGAGTTTATTACCTGATCCTTAATATCAACTTCTTTCCCGAAGGTAGTAGTATCATCCTCAATTAAGTATTGAGGCACAATATACTTAACAGCCTCGTAATACGTAGGCTTAAAGTATTTCTGATTAGTTAAGTATAGCTTTCCTGACATTATACGTACTCAGCCCTAACAGTAAAATTATTCAACTGAATTATTTCATTAAAGCTTACGGGTATAGGAGCATCAACATTGTCCACTGTCATAAATCTAATCTGGGATTCCCCGGCGAGTATAGATCTAACTAAATCCTGAGGATGGAAAGCCTCACCGAAACTTGAATTATCAACATTGAAATAAGATAATATTAATGCCCTTGCTTTGGATATAATACGGGGTTCGTCAAATTCAAATTTCCTGTCTAAGGTTACCGTAAGTTGTAAGTCTAAAGTTCTTATTAGCCCGTCAACGACAACAGGAGTGTCTGTAAGCATCTTCTTATCTTGAATAGCCTCTAAAAGCTGCTTCTTGTATTCGGGGGTTCCCCGCCTTAACTGAGTGTCCGAAGCCTTCTCTAGGATAAAGATATCTATGATGTTAGCCGATGAAAACGCCCTCCTTACACTAGCAGTGGCTTTGCCCGTTGATCCATAATTTGAGGCGAAAGAGTTTGCAAAAGCCCTGTAATCAGGAAGGGTAACTAGTCTGTCTTGGGATCTGAAGGTTAAAGGGGCATATCTCTTGGCTTTAGCTATAGACTCAGCGTCCGCGCCGCCGGTCGCTAAACTATTATTCTGAACGTTAAGAGACACACTCTGTGTTGATCCCGAACCTTTAGCAACCCCCCCTATAGAGGTATTAATGTAGCTTTCCGCGATATTGCCTCTGGTGCCTCCCCCTACTCGATAGGATATAGAATACTCATCCCCTACAGAGGGTGACATTCCTACAGTACCATCCCCAAACAAAACTGAGGCCATGAAGGAATCATTCGTAGTAACTTGAAATACTTTATCTGTTGCTCCCGAGGCAAAGTAAATATTATCCTCCTCTGCGTAAACTCCTTCTGTAGATTGATTCCCCGTCACAAACACTTGGACACTTTTTTCCACATAAGGAGATTGGGTCAGGGAAACATTCTTTATGCCGTCAACGCTCCTAAATGATCCCCCTTCAATGATTAGGGCACCCTCCATTAGGACTGAGCTAGTAATCGTGTGTTCTTCCCCTAACGCAACGGGGGAAAATAAAAACTCTAAGTCATGCTTGTTCCCATCCAAATCTACAGTACCATTAGAATTAACCTTGTATAGTGTATAGGATAAAGCTCCCCCATCTTCGGGCGAGTTTACGGTGATAGTCCTACTACCTTGAGGTATAGTCAAAGAACTAGTATCGGCTAAAGGGGCTGTAAAAGTTATTTGTGAGTTAGCAACCGCAGAAATTGGGCCTTTCATCCTTACGCCAATAAGCTCTAGGAGCTTCTTAACACTCGATCTCTCCCTAGCGGTCCTAAGAAAACTTTCATTTGCAAGGTAGTCTGCCTTATGAGATTGGATATGACCGATTGATGCCATCAACTCCATTAACAACATTCCAAAGTCTGATTCCGAAAAGTTGTTATAGTCTAAGGGAAAATTAGCTTTAGTGTAGGCTATTAAGTTTCGTCGAAAAGATTCAAAATCAGAGGCAGAAAAATCTATAAGCTTTTCCTTATTGTCGAGAATCGAGGGAATAAACTTTAAGAAGTCTGATTGAACTGTACCTGAAAATACTACCATTATATTACTACCTTAACTCCGAAGTTACTTCCTTTAGCATCCCTAAGGGAGCAAAACAACTTAACCTCAATATTGTTTTGTCGTGTTTCGAATACTTGAATTTTAGAAACACTAACTTGTCTTAAGTATTTACGAAAGGAAGTTTGAATCTCGTCTTTAATAAGCCGAAATGTTGTTTCGTCCATAGGCTCCATTAGAAACTTTCTAAGATTACACCCGTAGTCTGGGAGCATAAACCGTTCCCCTCTCTCGGTCCTCAAAAGGCTCCTAATGGAAGATTTTACAATATCCAGGCCAGAGGACTTGGAGAAGTATCCGTTCGCAGGATTGGCTACTGGAGGATACTTAAACCCAATAAGTTTATTATCCTTGAGGGTAACATCCCTTAAAGCTTTGGGTGGTATTATACTTCCGTAAGTATTTGTGGTAGTTGGAATTGCCATTAGAAAAGTCCGTAATCCGATCGAGGCCAATAATGAGAATCATTAAGATCGTCTGGGCTATTAGCATACGTTTGCGATTGGTTCACACAGTCAATCGTTGCGTCTATAAGGATTTTGAAGAAGTTATCATACGAGGCCCAATCGATATCATCATGACCAATACTTGCGCCGGGATAGGCAACACCGATTACGCCTTCCCCACCTTCATAAAAGCAACTGCTTGATTGATGACAGACCATGTTGGCGTAGTCGAAAGTTTCTTGCGTTAAATGCTGGTTGTCGATGAAAGGCGCACAAGAGCTTGCACCTGGGGATAAGTTTTTCAAAGGCTCCCACGCGCTGCTCAAAGCATATCTAGAAGCGACAGTTACTGCTGGTATCTCGTAATCCCAGTCAGTACCTATTAGCTCCCAAGTTGTGCTGTTGGTGGTGCCGTAGCGAACTTGGTTGGACAATGCGCTGGGGTAGGTTGTTAATATAATAAGCTTGAGAACACTTATCATATAGTTTATTTGCGTGTTCAAAGCAATATTTGAATCTTCTGAGGCGAAGGATGCCAGGGTAGGTAGACTACTCAAGGCATACAGTTTATCTACAATATCAGACATACTCCAATCCTGACCGAATATGAAAGCAAAGTCTGTACCTAGAGCGTTATACTTGCCACGAGTAGGGGGGAAAGTAACAGAGGCGTTAGGATGTACACCTCCGTAATAAGAAGCAGCAGTATTTATGCGGGAGTATATTAAATCCCTGTTCATGCGCCAATCATCTTCTGACACACCTGTAGATGTACGTTCGTCCCACACATGGAGGGGGTTGTAATTATTAGTGGTGCTGACGTTGTTATTACTATGTCTCGTATAGGTGTGTGTAATCCCAGATGCGAAGCCTCCATCATACCCATCATTTACACTGTCCAGCTTAACGGCATGAGAGTTATCTAACTGCTTATGTGAGAACCAATTCGAAGACGAAGCATTAGTTAAAAAGGCACCTACATCGTTCTTGTTCCTAACATTACCATCTGGGTAGAATAATCCTCCGACAGTTAGGAAAGCAAGATTTGAGATCGACTGCTCGATAAATGCGCCGAAGGTACTAGCCCCATAGACCTTATTATACTGTGCCACCTGATTGTGAAGATCAGGGGTAAACATAATATTTTGCTCTCCCTCGCTACTCATCCCAGGCAACTTAGTAGTGCTAGCTCCTTCTTTCCCTTCATTTAAAAGCCTAAAGTTAGAGCACTTAGTATCCCCGTAAATGTGTATAGAAGCAAAATCCAACACAGATGACATCTCAGTGTGGAAGACATTTAAAGATCCAGATAAGCCGTTAGACCAGTTGTATAGGTTTGCTGACCCAGGATCATACCCTGCGCCATTACCGATAGTAGTCTTTATACCGACGCTCGATAAGTTTCTGTTGATCCATTCTCCTGTGCTAGACACAAAGACACGAGCGGTTTCATCAGACATCTCATTACTAATATCGAAAGACCACATAGACTGGTGACCCGATACAGTAGCACCCAACTCTTCCATGTAAGGTACAACGCGCTCAGTGTAAAAGTTTTCTGCTTGTGGGATAGACGAATACTCAAACGCTTGAGGGACTCTACGCCATGAGTTCGAGAGACCCGCCGGTATGGAGTATAAACTGTTTCTTGTTGTTGGCTCCGGGTAGGCCAATCCCATCGCGTTGTAATCAATGTGAACACCATCCCATAACACAAACTGACATCTAAGTCTATGTTTGCTGCAAAGCTTTAAGAAGTCATCGATGTTAGCTAAGTGATTGACTGGATCAGCCTCCCAAACATAGATGTCTAGGAAGACTCTAACGTTATTCATTCCGACACTAGCAAGCTTTCCAAGAGCAATGTCGTTTTCTTCACTGTCATAATACCACCACATAGTGGTCTTACTAGCCCCCATAAAGATTGAAGAGTTATCGTAGCTAGGTTCACCAAATCCCAACGCAAGCACCGCATTATCAGGAAATCTAGGTAGGTTCCCAGATTTTTTCCACTCCTTATTCATGGGTGTAATATAGTTTACCCCTCTAGCGTTCGTGAAGTATTTCTCAGAACCATCGGGGATAGTAGGATTGTGCTCTTTTACCATTAGATTATGTTGATGGGTTCCCACATAAGGTTAGGGACTTCAATATTCTTGAAGAAGCTTTTAGTAGCTTCGAAGTTGGATAATACTTCTGCGGGTGAGGTGGGTCTTGAGTAGAACTTGGTGCATCCCATGTAACCCTTAAGGCCACTAATCTTACCTCCATACTCTCCCCCCATGAAGTTTCCGCTAGGGTTACCGTCAGTGTAACCTCCCCCTAGGATCCAAGGAGTAAAGTATTCATCTAGCTTCGGACCAGCTTTTACTGAATCTGCCGAGTTGGCTTGGACGGTAGTAGGTCCGTATTCAAACGCTGCGTCAGACAGGACAGAAGGTATTTTAGGAGTCTCCTTCACGGGACTTATACCAAATACATCTTGGTAGGACGATGTCGCCAAAGACACTCCATCCATATACATTGTGATCTCATTAGCATTAGGGTTCAAGGTTAGGGACAGTTGACAAAACTCTCTACCACAGGATGACAGTGAAACTCCCCCAATAGTGTCCCACACATCTACAACCATACCATGCCAGGAGGAGGTAGATAGGCAGTTCGCATCTTGCTTGTTGATGAAACCTGCACTAGACGAGTCGTAGGATTGCGTAGGGGCAAGAACTAGACATAAGTTATCGGTTGAGTTTTCCGTCTCACTATTGGAAGGCAACAAATTCTGAGTGAATCTTCTATCGCGTGTAAATCCAAAGATTAAACCTCTAGCCACAGAAGAACCTTTATCAAGAGACATATTAAGGATATCAGGTTGAGCAACCACATTAGATGCTACCCCAACGTTCTCGTTGGCTAGCAGCAACCTATACAATCCCGATACATCACTTCCAATGTTAAATCCGTAATTCTGACTATCTAGAGCGGGAACATGAGTCCATGTTTCAAACGTAGCTCCTTCCCTACTGTACAGAAGGTCTTGAAACTCTTTTCTCTCAGGAAGCTTAATGTAGGACCCAGTCCTCTCCATAGTCTCTTGGTTGGTAGCAGAAGGGATTGCAACACCTTCTAGGTATGCCAACCCGAGACCAAGATTCAATACATTCGAAACATCCCCTACCACCTGGGCATCGTAACCCTTACCCTTCTCGCTACTATTAAACACCCCAAAGTCTATATCTGAAGTAGTGCTAGTCTTTACGGTCAGTAAGTTGTACAGGGAAATAAGACTATCCTCTGATATGACTTCAGTTACAGCAAGACTAGGGGCTATGG